GCTGCCGCTCTTCGTGTTTCACGTGAAACATGGCACAAGGGTGGCGCCACAGGTTGGCAGTCGGTGGCCGAGCGCGGCGGCTACCTGGCCCCTGTGGGCGGCCTCACTGACAGGCGAGCAGGGTGGAGCTCTCGTGCTGTGGTCCGTGTGCCTACCGGGCGTTTGCGGGGCAGGCTGGCGGGCCGCCGTAGTCGCCGCGCTTGTGGTCGCCCCCCGTCCATGGCTGGCTGTATATGGTAGATGTTGGATATGGTGCCAGCCCCAGGCAGGCTGGACCCAAGGCACGCGCTCGGGCGAGTCGCGCTGCCGCGGTACTGGTTGCCACCTGTTCCCCGTCTCATCCCTGCCTTGCGTACGTGTCTGGTCAGGGGCGAGGCGGACGCACGATGGGTCCACCGCTCCGTACGGTTGGGCGCTGTGCTACCTCCCCTGTGCCGCGTCGATGGCTTGCCCCTGGACCCCGCGTAGCTCATCCAGCCCTATCTCGTCGCGCTGATAGCGCCGCCAGGCGCGCCAGACGGCCGAGCGCAGGTCTGTCGGCACGCGGTACCAACAGCGCGGGCAAAGTAGCTCGGTGACGCTACGGCGTGCCCTGCCGCAACCGGTCGGGCACGGTAAACCGCTCATCGCTCCTCCTCGCGTAGTGGTAGCACCTTCCAGACCTTGACGGTCCAGCCGGCGGCCTGCCTGTCCGTGATGAAGTGCGCGAGGCCGGCCAGCGTCGCGGCGGACGTTCGTCCACCTGACACCGGCCGGCCTGCAGGGTTGGGCAGGTACGCGGCCGCCCGCCACGGCCTCACAGGCCGCTTTGTGGGCGTCACAGGGTCACTCTGCGAGTCGCTGCAGGATCTCTTCCACTGTGGCGTCCGCCATCTGCTCCGCGTCAATGCGGTTCAGTTCTGCGGCCAGGGCCGCGGTGTCCACGCCCGGAATGGCCCTCACGGCCTGCAGGATTACCTCCTGCTTGGCTGCGAGCCCACTCAGGCGCTGCAGGGCCTGGAAACCGCCCGCCGCGGCGTACCCGAGCGCGCCGCCTACGGTGATACTGGGCAGGCCGTTGAGATTGGCCGATGCGCCCTTGGATAGCGTCACCTTGTCGTCGAGTTGCATGTCATCCTCTCCGTTCATAATCGCTGCGAATTCCCCTAGGAAATCGTCCCAGGGGAACGTCGCTCCGGGGTCGGTGCGACGGTCAGGGTCCCGCTTGGCGTGCGAAATGAAGCCCGGGATGCGCCGCTCCGAATCGGCCCGGGTGATGATCCTGGCGGGAATCAGAATGCCGCGTGTGGCGAATAGCCACGTTGCGTAACGCGCCGAAGCAACCGCCATGTTCCGTACGGTCGCCTGGACCCACGACGGCCGCAATTGCGACCACTTGGCGGCCTGTGTGGCCGCCGAGACGCCGTAGGAATGCGGGTTTGAACCCGTGGCGTCGTGGAATGCCTCATCGGAGTACCGAACCAGTTGGATGATCGAATCGGAGTCCGCCAGGTCGTGGTACGACCCATAGTTGGTCCGCCGGGCGATGAAAGCGGCCACGTTCTCGGCGCCGGTGTCAGGCGGGCTCTCATCGGGGTACGACTCCGCGGTGTGAACCACGATCACCCCGGAGGGCTTCGCCCGGCGCGGCGACCGGTACTGCCGGACCGCGGGCGGATGGTCGATCAGGTAGACGCTCACCAGTCCCCCGACCCCAGGCGGGTCAGGTGGTCCAGGCTGGACAGGCGGCCCACCACGGCGCCCGTGGGCGCCTCAGAGTAGCCGCCGGCCAGGTAGGACACCTTTGTGAGCGGCAGCGCCGGGTCGTCGACCCGGGCGACCACTGCGGCCGTAGGCGTCACCCGGTCACGTACCCCCAGGATGGTGAGCGTCAGGCCGGTCAGGATGATGGCCTGCTGCAGCGTCGTTTCGACGGGCGAGGCCCACGGGGTCAGTTCGAGGCCCCACGCGGCGGCCGCGGTCACGATGGCGCCGATGTATGAGCGCACGTAGACCGGTTCGAGCGCGGCTATGTGCCGAGCCCACGTGATGATCTTGGACATTCGGTTATCCCCTTCTGTGGATGCTCCTGTGGATTACATGTGCTGCATCTTCACGTGGTGGACGTCGATACCCTCCTCCCGCGCGTCGAGCAGTTCCCAGCCGGCGGTGCCGGCGGTGTCCGGGCCGGCGGTGCCGCGGTGCCACCATCGGGACACCACAGCGCCGGCCATGGCCGCCAGGACCACCAGGACGCCGGCCACCATCGCCCCCACGCCCATCCAGAGCACGGGGGACGCCAGCAGGCCCGGGGTCACGGCGTGTCCCCAAGGTCGAGCCGGATCGTGTCGAACACGACGTCGCCGTGAACGGCGCGCTGGCTGATGACGTACGCGACGCCCTCGGGCACGTGCTCCGACGCTTGAACGTCGATCAGGCCGGCCCAGGCGAAGCTGTCGACGGCGGCCTTGGCGCGAGCTTCCATGTCCGGGGGGCAGAGTACGATCCGCCGCGCCGCGTCCAGGCGCTTGTACGCGGCCACCATGTCAGCCCACATCTTCCCTCGCTCCTCTCGGGGCGACGCCGAAGCGTTCCCGTGTCAGTTGGCGGCCCAGTTCTACGTCTTCCGGCGATGGCGTCCACCCTGGCTCCGCGTGGGAGCAGGCGCCCTCGGCGCAGACATGCCAGCCGTCAGGAAACGGCGGGTCGTGATCGTCGCGCGGTTCGATCATCACCCCGTCCACGCCGGGGTCGATCGGTCCGGGCTCCTCGCGGCGATCGAACCACCATCCTTCTAGCCACCACAGGCCGTACAGGCCGGCGGCCGTGACGACTGCGGACACCACAGCGATGCCGATGATGGCCAGGGTCGACGGCCCGGTGTAGACGTACGTCACGGCCTATCCTCCTCGGTTGGGGCACTGGTCAGGAATCGTCGCTCTGTGAGGGCCGATCGGTGGCAGTACAGGCACCGGCGGGCCTCAGTACGGCCCACCACGACCACGGTTTCCGCCAGGCTGGCGCGGATTCCGCGGGTTCGGACGGGGCAGTCCCAGCGGTGCTGGATGCCGGTCATAGCGGCCTCACGCCCTTGCGTGGCATCCACACCAGGCAGCCATCGAAGTCCGTTGCCACGCGGACGCGCTCTGCCTGGACCTTCGATACGGTGCCGCGCCGCTCGACGCGCCGGTACTCGCCGTCGACCCACCTGTGTACGGGGTAGGTGATGCGCTGGCCTTTCGATAGGTGGATCATCCTGCCCGCCCCGGGTAGCGCCGACTGCGGTACATGCCCGCGGCGTCCGTGTAGTCGGGCCACCTGTCCACGGCGCCGTCTCGTATGGCGCAGTGCAGGCAGTCGGGATCCGCGTGCTCTCCGCGGTGGAGGCCGCGGGCATGCGCGGACGCCGTGGCGTCCGGCCAGGCGGCGTCAGGGCGCGCCGTTGCTGTGAGTGGTTCGCCCACTAGTCGACGGGCGACCTCTGCGACCTGGCGGGCCTCCTGCTCGGTCAGTTCGTGCTCCGCGGTGAGGATGCCTCGCGGACCCTCGAAACGGACGCGCCAACGCCCGTGAGGGTGCCGGCGCCGGTGCTCGCGGGCAGCGTGGGCAATGAGCGCGACGAAGCCAGCCAGGACGAGGAGCCCGGGCCAGGCGATCGTCAGGAACTCGACGAGGCCGCTCATCGGAGCGACCAGGCCGCGGCGTACTCGCGGGCCTCGCGGATCCACCAGGGCTCGATGTAGCCGCCCGATCGGGTGACCCACTGGATCATCTCGACTGCGGCGAAGCCCAGCAGCGCGTAGCCCAGCAGCACGAACGGGACAGCGATCATCCCCCAGCCGAGCGCGTTGCCCCTGTCGGTTCGCTTGCTCATGTGTCGGCCTCCTGTCGGCGTGCAATGTCGTGGATCACTTCGGGATCGAAGAGGTAGGCGCCTCGCTTGCCAGGCAGCTTCGCGACGTAGGACAGCCGGCCACTCCGAACCCACCTGCTCACGGTCCGCGGGTGTACGCCGAAGAGGTAGGCGATGTGGGCCGTGGTCAAGTACCTGCCCGTCGTCATAGCGTCGCCTCGCAGTTGCGGTCGCACGCGGAGTGATCGCCGCGCTCGTGCGGGACCTCTCGCGTCCAGTCCACGCCCGGGCATGGGCCGTTGCACTCCCGCTGCCCGTCGTCGCCCTCGCGCCCCCGCCGGTCGTAGTCCGTGATCTTGCGGCCGCACCGGGGGCAATGGTCTGCGTCGTGCTCTGCTGTTGTCATGCCGGCATCATGGCACGGTGCCCAAGGTTGGGCAAGCGTTCTACAGCGCGTCCGCGCGCTCCATGGCCTGCAGCCAATCCCACATGTCGGTGCTCTCGGACCGGTGAGCGCCTGTCCACGCATCGCCGTTGACCCACGCCATTCCGTTGACCCACAACAACATCACGTCATCCGATCTTGTAGAAGACTCGATCTAGGCCGTTGATCGGGGTACGTGTGGCGGTGAATTCAGCCGGCGCCTCAGCCGCGCCCGTCTCGATGTACCCGGTCCACGGGACATTGATCGACGCGAGCGTGTCGACGCCGACTCCGCGGCGCCCGGATGAGATCCCCGAGCACACGCACGTGGCGCCGAGGGTGAGGGTCCCGATCCACCGCGTCCCGCCGACCGCGATGGCATCGAACTCCTCCGACTTCGCCCCGTTGGTCTCACAGTCGAGTTCTGCCGTCTCGTACTGCAGCGCCCCCGGGTAGGAGCTTTCCCCGTCGTCCTCGTACACGACCAGGACCTTCCGGGCGCCGGCTGCGCCTTGCGTGACGACGTTGATGGCGAGCCCTTCCAGGGTCGTCCCGGGCGGGAAGTCCTCACGGAAGAGGCGCAGGTTCCCGACCGAATTGGTCTGTGACGAGATGGCCGCGGCCTGCGTGGGCGCATACCACAGGCCCGATCCGTATAGGACACTCAGGCCCTTCACGGCGGCCATTGCCCGCAGTTCGTCTAGGACCTCGCCGTGAGTGGCCGGCGTTGCCGATGGCAGCGTTTCCGGGTAGTTGGTCATCACGCCTCCTCGATGTATTCCACGTTGAAATACGTAGGCTGTGTCGCTGCCGCGACTCCCACGGCGTTGCCTGTACCGGAGACGCGGAAGAGGGTGGCGACAAAGGTCTTATCCTCGGTCGCGTCGGCCTCATATTCCGCGTACAGGCGCGCCCGCGGCTGCCGGTTGATGACCGGGACGTCGACGGCCACGGCTTGCATTACGGTGCCGCTCACTGAATCTTCCCGCAGTGAGTACTGAATGTCGTCCCCTGCGGTCGATGACACTGGACGGGCGTCCCACCACACGGCGTATCTGCGGCCCGCCACAACGGGCGCGACGACGGTATCTATGACCGTCTCCGTGGTGGTGATGCTGGCCGAATTCGACGTTCGGGGCGTCATTGATGCGACGCGCTGCCCGGGAACCTTTCCCGCGATGATTGTTTCTCCTGCGAGTACCATAGCCGGCTCTCCTCTATAGCCCGTACCGGGCTGGATTCCATAGGCGGATCGGGGTGCCTATTGCGTGCCCCTTCACAACGCCATTGACGGACCGGACCACCGTAAACGATTGCTCAAGCGGCCCGAATGCGGTGCCGGCGATATCGGTTACGGTCATACGTTCCCCGTCGACGAAGATATCGAATGGGAACTCATCATCGTCCTCGGTCCACGGCGGCCCGATCAGCGTCTCGAATGTGATTAGGGTCTGTGTCGTGTTTATGTCGGAGTAGTTGAGTGGGCGGATGGTGCTGGCGGTGTCGTATTTCGATGGGTCGTCGCCCGGGGTGTCGCCGTAGACGCCGACCCGGTAGGGCGCGGCCGGCGCGGTGACTAGCTCTATGTCCCGCATGTGGGACTCGAGAGTTTCCGTTGACCCGACGACCAGCACGTCCACATCGTCGGGCGGCAGCCACGACGGCAGGTCTGTGATCCGCACCATGTCTCCCAGGTCCAGCGCGGCGATCGCCGCGGCGTCGCTGGGCACGGCGTTGAGTCGGAACGCCAGCCGCGGATAGCGGGCCTCGTCCACGGTGCCGAGCCCGAGCAGCCAGCCGGCGTGATCGGCCAGGAACCCGTCGCCCGCGGCGTTCACTGTGACGGTCGTGTCGTAGGTGCCCACGCCGTCAGGAGGGTCCGCCGTCGACAGCGCCCCGGTGTCGAGCGTGGCCCGGGCTTCGCCACTGTTCGGCCGCTTCGTGGTGACGTCGTTTCGGGTGAAACGGTCGTCGTCTATCGGCTCGGGGAGCCCATGAAACACGCCCGCGGAGTAGTCGGCAGTCAGGTCCGGCGTCCCGTTGTAAAGGTCGGTTCGGGTGCGGTATTCGAGCCCGAGCGCGGTTCGCGACTCATACAGAATGCCGTGGTCGGCGGCCGCGGCCTCTTCGAGCAGTTCGAGCGGCGGCCGCGACGCCTGCGGACCCATTGGCGCAGTGTCGTCCAGGTCGCCCACGGCCACAAACGGGATCCCCTGCTCATCACACAGCCGCTCGATACGCCGGCCCGCGGTTTCCCCGGTGTGGCCGAATGCAGCCGCCACAGCGTCAGCCAGGGCCGGCGGGTCGGTGTAGACGGCCCAGTGCCCGGTCGCTAGCGCCGTTTGTGTAGTGATGCTGACCGTCGCCTGCGCCGACCGCGCTTGTGCGAGAGTTTCCCCGGTGTCCGTGACAGTGAGCACGGACACCCCGTCGATATAGACCTCATAGTCAATGTCGGCGCCGTCCTGCGTCGCGGTGAGACGCACGTGGTGTGGGTTGTCATCCCACAGGGAAGCGTCTACGGCTTCGGTCTGCAGGGTGGAGAATCCCACGGTCAGGTCGATCTCAGAGTTCTGGGCATCGAACGTGATCCCCGTGGTTTCCAGGTCGACGCCGCCAGCACCGTCACCGTCACCCCAGCGCACCCCAAAGACGGTGTTGCCTACCGTGTCGGCGTACCCGCCCGACCGCATGAAATCGAACGTCCACGTGTCATCAAAGTCCGGCTGTGACACGGCCGCCTGCAGCGTCGCCCCTGCGTCTTTCGGCTCGATCTTCGCGACTCCGGGCAGCCACGACGCCAGGGCGCCCTGCCCCCACACGGACGGTGCGGGCCGGCCAACCAGCTTCACTGGGCCGCCCCCGACCCCGGGCGCCGCGGCCGCCTGCACTGTCTGCGGCCCATCCTCTAACGGCCAATACGCCGTTGGCGACGTGGTGAGCAGGTAGCGTCGCGGCGCCGAGGGCGCCGGGGCGTTCCCCTGCCCGAGCCGCCGCTTGATGCCGGCGACCTCCAACGCCGCGTAGACGTCCTTGCCGGGCTTATCCCAGCGGGTCGGCCACGACGAGACCTCCCCCACGATCCGCGTGTCTGCGCCGACTGACACCCGGGCGGGTGTGTTCCGCCCAATCTGGCCGTAGTAGTCGCCGGTCGGATTGCGCGGGGTGTAGTGGCCGTCTCGGTTGTTCACGGTCACAGTGCAGCCGGCGGGCTCCACCTGGCCGCCCTCCGCGGTGCGGCCGCGGGTGATGGTGATAGGCGCCCGGGTGTAGACGTCGCTCGTAATGTCTACCCATGCGTCGTCTATGAAGAGCTCCACAATGACGTCGAGAGCCGCCATCAGGCATCCCCGAGCACAAACTGGACGTCGCCGCCCTTGCCGCGGATACTCTTCCGCAAGATTTCCAGCAGGAGCCTCGCTAGGTCGTCCTGGCCGCGTAGCTCGATGACGGTCCGCCCGCCGGCCCTGCTCGACGGGGTGACACGTTCGCCGGCCTGCAGGATGGCTAGCGACTCCTGCCCGGGGGCGCCGGGAACGATGCCGCCGGTGTGCATACGCGGGATGGTGAATGAGCGTCCGCCGATGATCGGAACCCAATCGGGGATGCTGAATCCCTTTCCGCCTACGGTGCTGTTCCACGCCGTACGCACGGCGCCGAACGCCCGACGCCACACCCCGGAGATGAAGTCGCCCACTCCGCGGACCACAGCCTTTACCCCGTTGACGGCGCCGGTCACGATCTTGCGGAACGTTTCGCTCTTCTTGTACGCGGCCACGAACGCCGCACCGATCAGGAATAGCGCCGTAATGACCAGCCCGATCGGGTTCGCTCGCATAGCGAGGTTCAGGCCCTTCTGCGCAACCGTCATAGCGCCTGTGGCGACCGCGGACGCCTTTGTGGCGACACCGTGGGCGACGGACGCGGCAGTCCCGCGGACTGTGGCGACCGCGCTCCTAAGCATCGACGCGGACAGTTGCTTGAATGCGGGGACGACGAAATTGTAGATACCCGAGCCCAGGTCCCCGATGCCCATGCCGAGCATGAGGGCGCCGTCGAATAGGTCGCCTTTCATCATCATTCCCACGCCCCGGCCGGTGTCCTCTACACCGGTGAGGGTGTCGCGGAATCCCATAGCGCGGGTGTCGGCGGTGTCGGCGGCCTCCCCGAAGCCATCCATGCCCCGCGCGCTGCCTTGTATCTCTTTCGACGCCCGCCCCACGTCGTCGCCCATTTCCTTAGCGCCGGCCCCCACCTTGTCAAAGGACTTGGTGAGTTGGTCGTGGTCCCCGGCGAAAGTCAGTGTCACTTCGGGCTTGCGGCTCATCGGGTGACCTCCATTCCGGCCTGCCGCGCCACGTCAATGAGCGCGTCCTCTAACATCACATCGAACTTGTCACGGTTGGCGTAATAGGCGGGGTAGATGTACCGGCCCTGTTTGTTGAATGGGCGGACCACGGACCTGCTGCGGCCGACCTTGCCGCCGTAGTCCAGCCATCCGTAGTACGGCACTCGCTTGCCGCCACCGGCGACGCGGACGGCGGTTCGGGTGCTCTTCGCTCTCACGGACCTGCGTGCCCGGCCCGAGCGGGACGCTACCCGCGGCTGGGCCTGGTCGACGACGACGCCGGCCACGCTGTTGAGTCCGAGCCGTAGGACCTTCGGCATGTCGTCGTCCAGCCGTTTGAGCCCTTGTGAGAACTCGCGTAGCCCTTCGATGTGGATGGGCTCCTCAGGCATCGCGGGCCGGCCTCTCCACGACCACCACAGGCGCCATAGGGGCGGCCGCGTGGGCGGTGCGTAGGTGGTCCTCGAAACGGCGACCCAGGACGTCTACGGCCCGCTCGGTGCGGGCCACGGCGTCGTGCATGGACGCCCCGCCGTTCACGGTCACTTCCGATTCGACGCGGCCCAGCGGCTCGGACACCTGGCGGCGTAGCCACCGCTTGAACCACAGGAGCGCGCCGCCCAACGCCGCGGAAATGATGGTGAGTTGCGCGGCGATGGCGACCACCTGCTCCACCTGCGTCATGCGCACGTTCACCCTTTCGACTGTAGCCGTGCCAACTCTTCCCGTTGTGCCTTCCGCGCGTAGTAGATGCCCCACCGCGCGAACTCGCTATTCGGCATCTCCCGGCGCAGCCGGCCCACCGTCATCCCCAGTTGTGCCGCCAGGTACATCTCGAACTCGATTTCCGGGTGCTCCTCCATCGCGCGATAGTTCGCTTTTGTCGGCGCCCTCGTCGAGCCCGGACAGTTCGCGGATCTTGTCGACGACTGGTTCAATCTCGGCGGCCGGCGACACCTTCTGCCACACGGCGGCCTGGCTCTCGGTCATCGGCGGGTCGATCATTCCCAGGTGCAGGATCTTGCGCTCATGCTCCTGTGTGCCCTTGGCCTTCTGGCACTCGAATACCTCTTCGCGGGACAGGCCGCGGACGCGGACGGTGCCCATGTGGGGCACTTCGACGTCATCCTCGGGCAGCCCGGTCGCGGTGTCGGCCCGCGGCGCGAGGAGCTTAGCCAGGTCGACGCTCCCCGAGGCGGGCACGGCGTCGTCGTCCCAGGCGTGGGTCGCCGCGCTCATGCGCTCTGCGCCGTCGAGTCGACGTCGCCGCTCATCGTGAGTTCGACGGACCACGCGATGTAATCCGCGACGGGGTGGGTCTGGACGTAGCTCTTCACCAGGACGTCGACCTCATCCTGTGGCAGTGACGCCCCGGTACCCTCGGGCTGGTGGATGAGCACGACGACAGTCCCGACCAGCGGTTGGATGACGGCCCGCGGGCCGGTGGAGGCCGTCGAGTCGTACTTGCCCGAGATAGTGACCGTTCCGTGAGTGAGGCCGCCCAAGAACACGTGACCGTCATTCCCGTAGGTGGTGACGTCGTGCTCGTCGGCCTCGAACTTCAACTCCGAATTGTCGGAGTACTGCGACAGGTCGTCGCCGTCTAGGGAGACGAACGTGACCTTCCCGTGGATCTTTGCCATTGCTCTACGCTCCGTCTCCGATTATGTCGAGATTGAATATCGCCGCCAGGTAGTCGGCGCTGCCGATCGTCACAATGTCGAGTTCCGCCCGGTCCACACGCACGCTGTCTAGCGCGGTGTAGCTGCCGGCCTCAATCACAGCTTTCACTGACTTGGCCCCACTGCCGGCGCAGTAGTCGGCCACCAGGTTCCGGGTGCTCCGGTCGTGGACCTTCCCTAAGGCCACGATCACGGGCAGCGCGAGGGTGTCTGATCCCCGGTCGGCGGTGGCATCGAACTGGATCTCTTCGGGGTACGCCACGATGGCCGCCGGTGGCGTGATGCTGTCCGGCGGGTACGGGAACACTCGCAGGCCGGCGATCGTGTCGAGTTCGTCGGCTATCTCGTCCATGACGTCGCCCACGTCCACCTAGACCGCCGCCCACCATCGGATCATCTTCGACCTCGCCAGGGCCAACTCGACGTCAGGGTCGAGCTTCGCGAGCAGGCGCATTTCCGAGCCCTGCTCCGGGGATCCGGCCACCCCGTAGGGCGAGAAACGGCGCGCATGGAAGCGGGACGCCTGCAGCAGAGTCGCCTGCTCGACGGGCACGGGTACGGCGTCCCAACCCCACACGCCGTCTATGGTGACGCCGTGCCGTTCCGTCGTGGGCTTCGCGGTGCTGTCCGTGTTCACACGTAGCTGTGTGAACGGGCGGCCCTGCTGCGCTGCGTTGACCGGTTCGAGGGTGTAGTCGTCGACCGCGCCGGCCTCCACCGTCACGGTAAGGCCGGTGACGTCCTGCAGGTCGTCGAACATGACGACCCACACGCGGGCACGGCGATCCCAGTACGCCGTATAGGACCGCTCCTCGGACGCGGCGACTTGCCCAAACTGGCGGTGGCAGAATCCGTCCACAGCGCGTGACGCCGTGGTGATGGCGAGCGCCAGCTCTGCGTCGTCGTCGGAGTCCGTGATCCTCAGGAACGACTTGAACTCTGACAACGTCACATAGTCCGGCGCCCACGCCATCTCAGATCACTCCCAGCAGGTGCAGCAGGATCACGATGCCCACGCCTGCGTGATGCGTAGGCATCTCAGATCACTCCCAGCAGGTGCAGCAGCAGCAGGACCGCCAGCAGCACCACAAGTAGGCCCACGGCGGACATCAGGACTGCGCCGGCCTGCCGGGCGCCTTTGCCTTGCCGGCGTTGTAGGCGGCCTTTGCGGCGTCCGCCCGCTTGCGGGCCGGCGCCGTCTTGGCGAGGGCCTTTGCCTT